ACGGAAAGATTCCTTGAAGCTGTAGAGTTGGACGAGGATTGGTACTTTACTTTTAATAATAAGGAGTACCACTCGTATGAACTGCACCGTATCAATCCCGAAGGAGAGATTGAGGCGATCAGCGTGGTTGGTTTGGATGAGGAAGATGCTATGGCGAGAGCCGAGAACTTCCACAAGGTGGGCTGGACCGATACCTTCGAAATGATCGGCCAGAAAGACATCAAGGCGAAGGAGCTTTGGGATAAAATTTGGAAAAACTCTGTAGAGTCGGGTGATCCCGGCATATATAATATTGATTTAGCTAACAAATATACCAATGTGTCATACTTTGAGAAGCTCGACTCGACGAATCCGTGCGGGGAAATTTCGCTCCCTAGTTATGGGAATTGTTGCTTGGGCAATGTTAACCTTGCTAATATGGTGCTTCCTGACGGCAGTGATGTGGATTGGAAGCGTCTTGCACGTACCGTCAGAACTGGCATACGGTTTTTAGATAATGTTCTCACTATTAATACTTTCCCCACCGAAGAATGCAAAACTGTCGCAGAGCGTTCGCGCAGAGTGGGGCTTGGGGTTACGGGACTCCACTACATGCTCATCAAATTGGGCATCACCTATGGAGGTGAAAAGTGCTTGGAGTTCTTGGAAAGACTCTTCGCTACTATCCGTGACGAATCGTATAAGATGTCTATCTACTTGGCAAGGGATAAGAGCCCTTTCCCCGAGTTCGATTCTAAGAAGTACTTAAATGAAGATTTCGCAAAAACTCTCCCGGCTCGTATTAGGATGCTTATCAAGCGACATGGGGTTCGAAATGCTGTTATGCTTACTATCCCTCCTTGTGGTACTATCTCAATGCTCCACGGGACTAGTTCGGGGATTGAGCCTATTTTTGCTGCTATGTATCAGCGTAGGTGGCGTAGCAATAATATTTGGAAGGAGCAATTAGTTGTCGATCCGTTATTCCAAGAGTATTACGACCAAGGAAAATCGCTGGAACCTTTTGTCGGAGCCTATGATGTGGCCCCCGAAGATCACATTAAGGTACAGGCTACGATCCAGAAGTACATCGACTCCTGCATCTCCAAAACCATTAACCTACCAGCCACCTCCACGCCTGAGGAATTTTCTCAAGCGGCTCTGGACTATGCTGGGTATTTAAAGGGGCTTACTGTCTACAGGGCAGGTGCTAAGGAAGGGGAACCCCTTCGGGCTATTGAGTTCACCCCTGAAAATATTGAGAAGCACATGGGAGCAAAGAATGAAGTGGGAGTTGAAACAGGAGAAGCCTGTTCCCTCGCAGGAGGAGATTGTGGAGCCTAAAGAAGAGGGCTTCGAAGATTTACCGAAGGACACTGATCCTAATTGGGAGGAGTAACTTATGAAGAGCTATGAGTATGCTTGTCACGAATGCTCCGTAAGCTGGGAGCAAGAGTTTGAGTTTGGGAAACCAGACGATACCATGAAGTGTCCCGAGTGCGGCAAAGATTGTGGACAAAACTGGTTAGGACGATCTGCTCCGGCAGTCCACTTTAAAGGAGCAGGTTGGACTGGACAAAATGAATCCACGGGCTATAACAAGAAAGGTGGATCAGATGAGGTTAACCTCAAACTCCAAGAGCAATCTAAAGATCGGATGGATGGAGGGTGGAAGCACTACGCTCGCTACACTCCTCCTGAAAAACTTACCCAGTCTGCCCGAAAGCTTACTGATACGGAGTTGAAAGCTAGGCTAGATCACTCCAAAAAAATGACCCAGATCAACTATGATAAGTCTGGGCAAAGTCCCCACAAGAAGCAACGACCGTCAAACATTTAGCAAGGTATTTTATACATGTACGAGTTCTCTGAGAACATTCAGCGAGGTATCCTCTACCTCCTGAAATCTGATAAAGATTTTTATCTTCAAATTGTAAACCTAGTCCAGCCCAACTACTTTGAGTTCCCCGTTCACGGCAGGATCTACTCAGTTGTGCGCGACCACTACGAGAAGTACAAGAGTCTGCCCAACGATGATTTCATTGAGCAGGAGATTAGGGATACTAAGTCCGATAAAGAGTCACTTCATGACTACACGGACGAGCTTCAATACATTAATCGACTTGATACTTCTGCCCTAGATGGGTCTGAGTACTATCTTGATCTGATTGAGAACTTCGCCAAGCGTGAAGCTATGAAGGATGCTATTAAGCAATCCCTTCTACTCATCAAGGAAGATAGGATGGAGGAAACTGAGAACCTAGTACGCAAGGCTCTGACGGTGAGCCGTAGCGTCGATGTAGGGCAGAAGTATTTTTCTGACACGAAGGACAGGTGGGACCGTACCTACAATGCGGAGGAGGCAGACAAGTACAAGACTATGCTGCCTTCCCTCAACCGCTCGCTGGAAGGTGGGCTAGGGGAGAAAGAGTTGGCTATGGTCATCGCTCCTCCCGGTGTGGGTAAATCCCTCTGGCTGGTGAACCAAGCTGTGCAGTCTATGATCGAGGGCCGTAAGGTTCTTTATGTCTCACTTGAGATGAGCGAGGACAAGATTGCCCAGAGGTTCGACTCTGTGACTACACTCATCCCCCAGTCGCAGCTAAAAGATCCCTCGGCCCAGCTTAAGGTGGACGAAAGACTAAGTATTTTCCGAACCAATTTCCCTGAGAGCCGTCTAGTGATCAAGGAGTTCCCTACGGGTACTGCCACTGTGAACAGCCTGAGAGCCCTTCTAGTGCAGCTTAAGAACTATGAGGACTTCACACCTGAGGTCATCATTATCGACTACCTAGAGCTTCTGAGGCCCGTCAGAGAGAACCAGCATGAGTACCAAGCACAGCAGCGGATTGCCGAAGAGCTTCGGGGATTAGCTATGGAGACTAAGGTACTTCTGTGGACCGCAACTCAGACCAACAGGCAAGGTAGGGCAGTTAAGATTATTACTGATGCCGAGCTTGGGGACTCTTATGGTAAAATCCGTACCTGCGACTTCGCAGTCTCCTTGAACCAAAGTGAGGAGGAGTTCGATAATGGGACGATGAGAGCTTATGTAGTGAAGTCCCGTAATGGTCGCCCGAGGTTTACTGTGCCGATGACCATCGACTATAATATCTTACGGATGGCCGAAGGAGAAGCAATTGACGAAGAAGACGAGTAACCATATTTTTGATATTTTAGAGGCTAAACCTCAATTATGCGAAGTTGAAGGTGGATGGGCTCCTTTTACTATTAAGATCGTAACGGGATTAAAGTCAGGTAAGCAGAATTGCTGGGGAACCTGTGATTTTGATACCTACGAGATCATGATCGAGAAGAAGATGGAAGATGCCCCAGCGCGTGAGACGATTTTGCACGAAATTACCCACATGCTCCTAGAGTATGCAGGTATGGGAGGTGAGGGCGAAGGAGAAAACGAGGAATATATTTGGGCTTCTAACGAGAAGCTGACTATAACAATGTCCAGAGCGATGATGTTATTCGCTCGCCTTAACCCAGCACTTGCAAAGGAACTATTATTTTGAATAAAGCGCAAAGCCTACTAGAGGCTCTTGACGATCTCACATGGGAAAATTATGTGGATATCGCAGACGGTATTACTACCTACGATAAACACGCCATTGATGATGAGATGACCCGTCAGGCTTCTATTTACTCGTATTATCAAGGACTCCTCTCTGTTGCGAAGAAAGCTCTTGATGACTCCAACCTCGAATTGACCAAATATACGGCTCAGACGAGGAAGGAAAAGAAAGCCTCAACGGTGGCTAAACAAACTGCAAAAGATCTTGACGATTTTGTTGAGTCTACTCCCGAGTATGCAGTATATAACGAGAAGGTGAACGAAGCATCGTTCAAGTATACCCTTCTTAAGGGATTGGTGTCTTCGTTGGATCACAAGAAGGATATGCTCGTACAGCTATCATCCAATCGTCGCGCCGAGACAAATCTTTACAGATAATCTAAAAAATTCGCAAACACTAACTATTATACAGTAACCAGCCCAACTAACCACAGGAGGTTTTAACATGGCTATCGACTTAGACGCTCTCAGAGCAAAGCATGAAGAATTGAGCGGGAACAAGCCCGCTGGTGGAAACGCAGATTTCCTTTCGAACTTTATCCAACTACAGGATGGTACTAATTCAGTACGCATTCTTCCCGGCAAGGACGAGGACACTATGTTCTATGCCGAGACCAAGATTCACCGAGTACCTGATGGTCAGGGTGGAGTGAAGAATGTCCACTGCCGTAAGATGCACGGGGAGCCTTGCCCCCTTTGTGATTCTTACTACGCTCTCTGGAAGGAGCCCAACAAGGATGAAGATCTGGCGCGTCAGATCAAGCCTCGTTCTCGCTACTACATGAACGTAGTAGACCGTGAAACTGGGGATGTGAAAATCCTTTCTATCGGAGTGATTCTCTTCAAGAAGATTATTGCTGCGATGCTTGATGAAGACTTCGGTGACATCACCGATCTTGCTACGGGACACGACTTCAAGATCGTTAAGATCATGGAAGGTCAATGGCCGAAGTACGACCAGTCTTCACCTCGTCCTAAGTCCTCAGAGGCTGGGAGTAAGGCTGAAGTTGCAGCATGGATGGATTCGCTCCACGACATTCATGCTCTGGTTAAAAAGGAGGAGTATGAAGATGTGAAGAACGCTGCGATGGCTCTTCTTCCGTCTCACGAAGGGAGTAGTGAGAATCCTACAAAGGCCGAAGATGTGCCTGATGATGACTACCTCTCTAAGATGAAGAGTAATTAATTATGAAAAATATTTTTCTGACACTTATGCTGACCGTCTTCATGGGTGCAGGGCTTATGTCCTGCGCTGCCCTTGAGAGCGTCTTCGGAGAAGGCACGGTTTTCACTACTGCGGATCAAGTTGTTGAAGGAGGGGAGGCTGCGGTCATCCCTTGGGAGCAGCT